AGGTTCTTGAAGGCGTCGTCGGCCAGCTTGGTCTCCTGCAGGCACACGACGTCCGGCTGCCGCTCGTCGAGCCACTCCAGCAACCGCGGCATCCGCTGCTTCACCGAGTTCACATTCCAGGTAGCTATCCGGGTCCCTCGTGCCATGCGCACAGGGTACTCAAGCGGCCCGATTCGGAGCGCTGTACGCGCCAATATCCTGAACCAGGCGGCCCCCTGCCAGTGATGCCACACCGGTAGGGGGCCTCGACCGGAAGTGAGCTCCGATCTTGCTGAACACGCTATCCGCCCTCTGGTGCAAGCTGATCACCGTCCTGCCGCTCCTCGCCCGCCGGCACCCGGTGTGGTGCGAGCAGCGCGACTGTGGTCACGTCCACAGCGGCCCGTCCGTCAACGGGCGGTCCCGCCGCGATCACACCGACGGCCGCCCCGAACTGTCCTGGCAGCTGTCGGCCTGGAGCCACGCCGACGGCTCCCGCGGGCCACATGTGTCCGGGGTGCTGTTCCTCCACAACGACATGACGCCGACGCACGTGGTCGCGCCGCTGCTGTGCTCGGCCGAGGCGGCCCGGGCGTTCGCCCACGACCTGCTGCGGGTTGTCGCCCTGGTCGAGGCCGCGGCATGAGCGCCTACACGGACGGGCAGGACGAGCTCGCGTGGGCTGTCCTCGAGGTACTGAACGCGCCGCTGTCCGATGAGGCGCGCCTGGCGAACATCCGAACGATGGTCACCGAGTTGCTGCCGAACGGAGGCGAGCAGTGACCGCCGAGCAGAAGGTCGCGGCGATCGAGGAGATCCTCGAGCAGCCGTGGACCTCGGACTACATGGTGATGAAGATCCGGCTGTTGCTCGCTCCTCAGCCTGACCGCCGGATGCTCGCCACGGATGAGAACGGCTGGCCGATGCTCAACGCCGAGGGCACCGCCTGGGAACGGCACGATGACCCCGAGGCGGACCGGTGATCGCCCGCCTGCTGTTCGCATGGACGGTCCTACTCATCGCCGGGCACCTGGTGGTGGCGTGGACCAACTCACCGGAGGCCCGGTGCGCCTCGGTCGGCGCTGAGGTCGTGACCCTGGTCCAGCTGGACCAGAGCGAGGAGCGGGAGTGCCGCACCGTGCCCCCGCAGTCGCAGGTGGTGAAGTACTCGGAACTGCCCTAGCAACCTGTTGCAACAAGTCAACAAGTGCAGCGCCCGCCGAGAGGGGATCGGCGGGCGCTGCTGTCTTGTCAGCCCTTGTTGCTCGGGGCTGCGTACACCGCCGCTGCCGACACCACGCAGGTGAGCGCGGCGACGGCGAGCTCGGTGCTCGTGAAGCCGTCGTTAGCTCCCACGATGAGCAGGGCAGCGCCGGGCGCGACGAACGCCACAGCGGCCTTCCAGTAGCGGCTCATCAGTCTTTGCCCGCGATCGTGTCGGCCGCCCGGTCGAGATCCTTCATGCCGTCGTTGGCGACGTAGCCCACGCGGGCGTTGATGCCCTGCAGCTCGCGCAGGATCTTGCGGTTCAGGTCGAGCAGTTCGGCTGCCTGTGCCTCTGTCACTTTGTCCTCCTGGTTGGGCTCGAACCACGGGGATGTGTCGGTCTCCGCGGCGGTGGTGTGCTTGATGCTGATGTGGATGTGGTGGTCGTGCGGGTTGGGGCCGTTGTAGGGCTCCCAGTCCCACGGGATGCCGTCGTCGGTGGCCGAGGCGATGCGCCGGTTCCAGATGACGTAGGCGACCCGCTGGTCGCGGACCGTTGCGTCGAGCAACTGCTGTACGTCGATGCCGTCCTTGTCCACGTCGATCGCCCGGACCACGCCGCCGGCCGACCAGTCCGGGTTGTGGTCGGACACGCGGCCCGCGTGCGCGTCGTCGCCCTTGGCGCCGTCCGAGCCGTGGTCGCGGTTCGGCCAGCGGGCGTTGACCTCGTCGAACAGCGCCGCCAGCGACGGCGCGAGATGCCAATCAGCCATGGGTCCTCCTCACTTGATCAGTGGTGCGATGAGTTGCCCGATGACTCCGCCGCCTGCAGCGGCAGCACCAGCGGCGAGCCACACGGCGCGCTCCAGGCGCCTGATGCGGTTCTCGTGGTCGAGGTGTCCACCAGGCGTGTTGTCGTTCTCCAGAGCCCTGATGCGGCCCTCGTGGTCGACCTGGTACGCGTTCGCCACGTCCAGCTTGGTTTCGATGCGGATCAGCCGCTCGAACAGTGCCAGCTCGTCAACCGACGATGGAGGCGTCATCAGATGCTCAGCCCGGTGGGCCGGTACCTGGCGGTGAGGGACATCGTGTTCGTCGACGAGAACGCGACCGGGGTCCCGTTGCTGACCCGCGTACCGGCCTCATCGGTCAGTGCGGCGGCCGCGCCCGAACCCGTAGTGATCAGCGTCCGCCCTCGGGTGACGCCGCTGAATACCGTGCCCTGGCCGATCGGGTACGTCGTGTTCAGATCGGCATGGGTGGTCGCCGGCAGCGTCCAGGAGTAGGAGCCGGTGCCGGAGTTTGTCCCGGTGCCGATCGTGATCTTCGCGTAAGCCTCGACGTCGCCGCCGGACACTCGCCACTTCCCGGTGATGGTGCCGTTACCGAGGACCGGGTTCGTGGTCGCCGCAGTCCAGGTCGGTACCCAGTTCTGCCACAGCGACTGCAGGGCTTCCCAGTTGGTCCCGTCCCACCGGTACAGGCAGCCCGTCCCGACCCCGCCGCCGGTGTCGGCCCACGCGCACATACCGACCTGGCGTACCCCCACGCCGAGGGTGGCGAGCAGCGTTGCGGTCGACGCGAACCGCGGCAGCGTCTGGGTCAGCACGAGGGTGTCGACCGCCGTAGCGAGGTCCTCGGTAGCGCTCGCGAGGTCGGGCGGGTCGGCCAGCTCGAGGAACGGCAGGCTGTAGTTGGTGGTCACATTGGCCATGAGTCGGCCCTCCCTAGACGGTTGATCTGAAGGTTGCGGTGGCGTCGAGAATGACGGTGCTGGTGGCTGACGCGGGTAGCGTTCCGGCTGTCACCCACGCCTGAGTCGACAGGCTGATCGTCGGCCCGGGGTTGGTGATCAGCCGCTGGAACGAGATCGACCCGGCGTTCAGGTCGTTGAAGGACGTGCTCGCGTTGGCCGCCAGCCCGAAGCCGATACCGCCACCACCGACCCCGTCGATGAACGGCTCGAACGACGCGTAGAAGCCGCCGGCCGTGGTGTTCGCCAGGGAGATCTGAGTCGTCATCGTGACCAGCGCTTCGTCCGCCCAGGCGGGCACCGTGAGGCTGCCGGTCACCTTGTCGAGATGCGTGGTCGTCACCGAGAAGTTGGTTGCCGAGTTGTGCTCGCCGTCGAACGCCACGGACGCGGCAGCGAAGTTGGGATCGCCCGGCGGGGTGATGCGGCCGAGGATGAACCACGCGCTGCCGAACGCGAGCAACCCGACGATGTGACCTGCCTTGAGCGCGATGGCTTCTCCAGTGTTCAGGATCGGCACGTCGGTGAGGGTGCCGCCGGCGACGTCGATGGTGTTCGCGCCCGTGCTGGCGTTCCAGGCGGTGATGGTGCCTTGCCGGAACCGGACAGCGTCCGCGCCGCCGGTGAACAGGGGTGACAGGTCGTCGGTGATCACGGCGTGTCCCCGATCAGTTCTGTCTGCTGTTCGCGGGTCTTCAGTTGCACCGGTTGGCCGGGCTCGAGCGGGATCGTGACCTCGTCGATGACGTGCGTTTCGGTCCGGAGCGACCGTGAGCGGTCCTGCTTCGGGTACCGGACCGCGATCACGTCGAACGGCTCGAGCGCCGGATTGGCCACGCTGGTCAGTTCCACCCGGTAGGGCAGGCCCAGTTGCTTGCGTAGCAGGGATGCGGCGGCCGAGATCGCCTGTGCGTTGGTCGTCAGGAACGGGCTGCTGTAGAACATGGGCACGGGTCCGAACCGGCCACCGTAAAAGGTGGGGCTGGTCGGGTTCAGGTTGTACGCAGCGCCCCTCGCGGGAGCGGTGGTGTCTCCAGCTTCACCGGTCGCGACGATCGCGTTGTAGACCCCTTCGCGGGTCAGTCCTCGGGACATCTGGACCAGCACCCCATCGTGGCCGGCGTCGATGGTCCAGGACGCTGCACCGGTGATCGACGGTGGGGTCTCCACCACGAACACGCCGCGGTAGTCGAAGTAGCCGACCTTGCCCAGCGAGGTGATGAAGTCCTTCAGCGTCCCTGCCCGGTCGTCCTCGGCGATGACGCTCCGTCCGACCGTGCCGTCCCTGACGGCGGTGTCGTCCCACTCGATCGTGGCGGTCGGGTAGACGTCAGTGATCAGGATGTTGACCAGTGCCCCGCGAGTGAGGCTGGACGCGAACTGGCGAGGCCGCAGGAACCGGGCGTCGACGATCCCCGCCATGCGGTCCGAGCCCGCGATGGTGACCGGTCCGTCCGGCGTCTCGTCCTGCTCGGGGGTCTCGATCCGGAAGTAGCCGAGGCCGACGAACTCCCGCTGGCCGTTGCCGTAGGCGATCCCCCGCTCGACGTAGATCTCGTTGCCGTAGGGCGTGAGCAGGTCGTCGACCAGCCGCGGCCAGGGCTCGGAGGTGGTGAGCTCGAGGGTGGAGCGGATGTCCGCGGTAGCCGACGACTTCACGTCACCGGCGAGGATCGTGATCTCGGTCCCGGTGGGCGTCGTGCCGGTCTGGAACGACTCGCACACGGTGGCCCGGAACACGGCCAGGTGACTACCCCGCAGCGTGTCCAGGAAGCGAGCGCTGACAGCCCTCATGCCACGATCACGTCCGAGGGTGTACCGGTGCGCTCGAGCAGGTCCGCGATGGTGGCGTTGCCCGCGATGACAGCAGAGATGGTCGCGTACTCCGCGAGCATGCTGCTGATGGTGTAGGCCGAGCCGACGACGGACGCACCAGGAGCGGCGACCTCGGTCAGCGGGACGCTCCACACGCGCCGCGGCGACAGGCGCATGGTCGGCACACGGGACACGTCGCCCACCGCGAAGTAGCCGCCCGGGATGTGCTCGACCGTGGACGGCAGCTGAAGGAACACGACCTCACCGGAGGCGAACAGGTAGTCGAGGTCCCGCTCCTTACCGGGCGTCTCCGTGAGCAGCTCCAAGGTGTACGCCAGGCTGGACGCGACGTCGCCCACCATCACCGGCAGGGTGCGGCCGACCACATTGAATAGCGTGCTGCGGGACTTGCGGCTGATCTCGCTCCGGTCGACCACGACCACCGAGGTGTTCAGGAACGGCGCAGCGGGGACCTTCAGCCAGACCGTGATCAGGTCCTGCGTGATGGTGGCGGTGTAGAGCGCCTGCTGCACCCCGGCCGCATTGAACGACCTCACCCGGTACGTGGTGGCAACGCCGGGTTGGAACTCGTAGTCGTCGACGTGGGCGTTCTGGGCGGTCACCGTGACGTTGCTACCGCCCCGAACCGTGGTGGTGCTGACGAAGCCGTTGGTGGTGCGCTCGAACACGGCGTGGGTGTCCGTTGCGCTCAGCAGGGTCGCGGATAGGCGGATGCGGGAGAGCACCGGGTCGTAGGTGGCCGTGAGTCCCATGGTCAGGCACCCGCCCTAACCGTGCGCTTGAGGTTCCGGTTCTGCTGCTTCAGTTCGGTACGCACCACGCGGACAACCTCGTCACCGACATGGATATGGGTCTCCAGGTAGGTCGGTCCGCCGAGCTCGTGGTTCGGGGTGACGTTGCCGTTGGCGCCCATCGTCACGGTCTCGGGGCCGTTCTCGCCCACCAGGTAGGTACGGCCGGCCAGCACGGGACCACCGGCCGCCCTCTTGCCGTCGACGCGGACACCGGACCCGCCCGGGATGTTGGTCTCGATCAGGTTCTTGTACGTGTTCAAGGTGACGTTGACGGTCTTGCCGTGCAGCGCGTCGATCTGTCGCTGTGCCTCGTTGCGGCGGGCGGTCAACTCCGCGATGTCGGCCGTCAGCTTGGCCTTCTTCGTGGCGGTCAGGCTCTTATCCTCGAGCTGCTTCTTGGCGGCCTTGAGCTTCGCATCGAGATCTGCCTTGTCAGCCTTGAGCTTGACCTCGTCCTTCATGTTGGCGATGTCGGCGTTCCACTGATCCAGGGTGCCGGTGGCCGCGCCGAAGCCCTTCTCGACCTCGGCGCGGTAGCTCTCGATCTGCTTCTTGGCTTCTTCGTAGTCGTCCTTGTTGTGGCCGGGCAGCTTGCCGATCGTCTTCTCGAAGATGTCGGTCATCCTCAGGCCGAAGTCGATGGTCGTCCCGATGATCTGGCCGAGGATCTGGGAGGTCCACGCCGCCAGGCTGGTCAGCGCTTGCGCCGCAGTCAGCGCCCAGTCCGCGGCGACGTACTGGCCGGGCCCGGCGAACCAGTCGGCGAACTTCTCCAGCGACGGCACGATGTACTTGCCGATGGCATCCACAACGGTCTGCGAGATCTGCTTCCAGACCTTCTCCAGCTTCGCCTGTGGCGTGTTCGACAGGGCAGCGTTGGCCTTGTCGATCGCGCCGGCGGTATCGCCCAGCGACCCGGCAGCGGTCGCCAGGTCCGCCTTCCCGATCGCCGCGCCCAGGTCCTCCCACTTGGTACCGAACAGCTCGACGCCGACCCGGTTCCGCTCGACCGGGTCCGTGATCCCGTTCAGTCCATCGAGGACCTTCCCGAACGCCTTGCGGGCCGACTCGCCGCCCTCGCCGAACGCCTTCGTGGTGGCCGCGACATTGAGCCCCAGCGACTCGTAGGCGTCGATCGTGTCCTTCGATCCGTCGACTGCCCGGATGCTGATCTCCTTGATCGCGTCGGCGGCCGTGTCGGCATCCCGGGCGCCGCCTTGCAGCATCTGGTTGATCAGGCCGAGCGCGTCCTTGCCGTCGAGGCCGAGCTTGCGGAACTGCGTCGAGTACTCGTTGACGGTGTCGAGCAGGTCGCCAGATTTGTCGACACCCTTCTGCGTCGCCGCGGTCAGGATGTCGAGCGCTTCCTTGCCATCCTTCGCGAGACCGGTCTTGAGCATCTGTGCGACAGCGCGGGTCGCCGCTACGGCGTCCTCGCCGGTCAGGGTGACGTAGGTGGAGACCGAGCCGACGACGTCCCGGATCTTCTCGTCGGTGTCCTTCAGCGACACCAGCCCCTGGTTGAACGACGCCTTGATCATGTCCGCGGTATCACCCATGGACTCGCCGTAGCCGTCGACGTACAGCTTCCCGGCGAGCTTCCCGAGGCGGGCAGCATCAGGCCCGGCCGCGCCGAGCTGCGCTGCGAGCTTGGCCTTGATGGCGCCCTGCTCCAGCGCCTTACCGACGTTGCCTGCGATCACCGCGCCGAGGCCGATACCAGCAGCGGCCAGCGCGGCGGCGCCGGCGATCAGGCCCCCGCCGATCAGACTGGCGGCCTTCTTGCCGAACTCCCCGAGTTTCCCCGTGGCCTTCTGGAACTTCGATAGGTGCGCCTCGCCCTGCTTGGCTGCACTCCCGAGCCCCTTGGCGTCACCGTCGAACTTCACTTTGACGGTGCGCGACGAGCTAGCCACCCTGACCCCACTGGCTCAGGACCCGGTCAGCGGCGTCGTTCCACTCCTTCACGATGCGCGACTCGTTCTCCTCGACCGTCGAGAAGAACCAGTAGTCCTCGGACCCGGCGCCGCCGTTGTGCTTGCGGAACTGCTTGAGGTAGGTCGCGCCGAAGTTCGCGCCGAACAGGATCTTGTCCAGCGGCTTGCGGTTGCGGCCAACCTTCCTCTTGCCGCCGGCCTGCACCGACGGCACCCGGTCACGACGCGCCTTGATGCCCGGCACGATCAGCGCGGACTGCGCATCGGAGGACCGGGCAGCGTCCCGGATCTTCTCGGCGAGGTCCTCGCTGATCTTCTGGTTAGCGTCCCGCAGTGCGGCGGTCGCCTCCTTGGGGAGGCTCCGAAACGCGGCCAGCGTCTCGTGGACGCCGTCGATCTTCAGCCTTACAACGATTCCCATCCGGCCGGTGCCTCCCCTCGGTGCTCGGTGGTCGGTGTCGCGTTCAGCAGCTGTAGCGCCGTTACGACTGCCCGTTCGCCTTCTTTCGCCCACGCGGACGGGGCGATGCCGGTTCGGATTGCGAGGCCGATGAGGGTCCGGCTGAGGGAGCCGGCGGGGTAGGGTCCGGCTCCTCGTCCTGCTCCTCCTCGTCGAACGCAACCTCGCAGGAGTTCTCGAACTCCTGGAACGTCAGCGCGGTCAGCCCTTGCCGCCACGAGGCGAGGTGGGCGAGCTTGTAGAAGTCGATCAGGTTGGGCTGCGCCATGAGGTTCACGAAGGACTTGTTGCCCTTGGTGGTCTTCTCCCACGTGAGCACGTCCCGCGATGTCGCCGTGACGACGTACGAGTCCCCGCTGTCAGGCGTCACCTTGAGGGTGATCATCAGAAACCCACCACCGCTCGAGTCACGCTGGCCTGTGCGGAGTAGTCGACGTAGACACGGCCCTCATCGGGCGCGGCCGGGCGGGCGTAGGTGCCGGCCGGGAACGGGCCGATCAGCTTGGTCGCAGCGGCCGCAACAGCGACGATCTGCTCAGCCACAGCAAGGCCCGACTGGGTAGCAGGCGTCTGCACCGTGACGTTGATCGAGGAACCGGACCCGTTGGTCACCATCACCGCGACCGCGCCGGAGTCGATGACGTCGCCGTCGACGGTCGGAGCGGTCATCACCGGGGCCAGCCCGGACCCGATGATCTTCTGCGTGGCGACGCTCACCCTGGCCATTACGCGAACACCGGAGCGCCGTCACAGGGCAGCTCGACCGAGAACTCGGCCCACGCGCCCTGGTCGCCACCGAAGGCGGTCGCCTTCGCGGTCACAGTCACGGTCGCCGAGACACCCTGCGAGATGTCCGGGGTGATGACGAGGTCGATCTTCTGGCCGGACATCTCAGTCAGGAAGCGGGCCAGGCCCTGCGCGCTGACGTAGTCCTGCAGACCGGCCAGGGTGCACGACCACACCGCGGTGTCGACGTCCTGCTTGACGCCGTCCGGGACGAGGGTCCGGTAGGTCTGGGTGGCCTGCTCGGGGGTGAGCATGACCGTCTTCAGCTGGTTGGTGTAGCCGGTCGCCTCAACGGTGACCGTTGCGTTCCGAAGGACGTATCCGCCGGCGGGTGCACTCATGGCTATTCGCTCCTCGCGATGATCTCGACGCCGTACAGGTCGCCGGCTTCGGTGGGGATGGTGATGGGTCGGGCGAGGTCGACGAACGCGACCTCTTGCAGCGCCTGCGTGACAGCGGGGACGAGGGTGTCGAACTGGTCGGTCGCGGTCGCCTCGTCCGCGCCGATCGTGACGGCGATCCGCCAGGTCGTCTCGAACGCGCTGCCGGGGCCGCGGGTCAGCTGGTTGATCAGCGGCCAGGCATCCCCCGCCCTGGTGACCTTCGGCTTCTTCGCGTAGCCGGTGACGCCCTCCACAGCGGAGAGCGCAGCGGCGATGCTTGCTCGGGTGGTGATCATCCGACCGTGATCCTTCGGTGCGGACCTTCGAGACGACGGACCTCGGGGTCACGACCGGGCGGAATCAGCGACCCCGCCTCGGCGTCCCCCTGCAGAACCGCGAGAGGCATCCCCCGCAGCGCGAGGTTCCTTGCACAGCGGCGATACAGAGCCTCGGTGAGGTCGGCTGGCCAGGCTGCATCGTCAGCCGGTACGCGGCAGCGTGCAGCCTGAGCAGCCTTCTCGGCAGCCAGGACCTCACCGATCTCGGAAACGGTGTAGCTCGTGTCACCGAGGTAGTCCTGAACCTCGGTTGCGATTGGTGCTGCCATGGCTGCCTCCTCTCAGTGCTGGTCGGGGATCGGGGATTACGCCGGGTCGTACGAGATCTCGTAGACGCCCGCGAGGCGGGTGTTCGCCAGGGCCTTGTAGCCCCAGACCGCGATGTCGACGAACTCGACGCGGTACTCGAAGTCGAACCGCTGCGGCGGGGTCGCCCAGCCGTGCACGTCCTCGGAGGCGAACAGGTAGCTCGACTCGGCCACGACGCCGGAAGCGCCGAGCGCCCAGGCCGGGACTCCGACCTTGCCGCCGATCATGATCTGGCCGAAGTTGGCGGCGACCTGACCATTCGCGTTGGTCGGGTTGATCACCGGGTAGAGCTTCCGGCCGGCGCTGTCCTTGGCGGCAATGAGGGCCTTGTACAGGTCCTCCTGGATCACGAGCTTGTCGAACCGGTCGCCACCGCGCAGGAAGTGCAGCGAGGCCAACCCGGATTCGAGCTTGCTGGCCAGGACCGCGTCCGCGTCACCGACACCGAGGGTGGCCAGCGACGTCGGGGTGAGGCCGTCGAGCAGGGCGACCGCCTTGGCCTCGAGCGCCTCGTAGTAGGCGCGGACCACCTGACGCCAGATCAGCCCGGACACCTGCGGGTTACCACCGGCGTCGACAACCTCCCGCGGAACCTCGACGCGGCCACTGGTCGCGGTCGGGGTGATCGTCTGGGAGGTCGCCGTGAAGGTACCGGCGGACGGCGCGACGCCCTCGGTGTGGTCAGCGACCAGACCGGAGGCGGTGGAGAACTTCGGCAGAACGAACGGCGTACCGTCCGTCAGGCCGCCCTTGTTGATCGCGGTCCACACCGGGTAGCTGTAGTCCAGCTGGTCGACGTACAGGTCCGGGCGGTTGATGTTCGGGGTCAGGGTCGCGACACCGGCGCCGGTCACGGCGAACGCGGCGGCCATGAACTTCTCGATCCGCTCCCCGGCCTCGGCGTCGTTGCGCTTGGCAACGGAGAACAGGTCGGAGCTGAAGTCGTGCTCGCCCTTCAGGCCGTCGAAGCGGTAGGGCAGCGGCTCGGTGACCTGCAACTGCGGGCCGCCGGCGGCGATGACCTCGGGCGCGGCCGGGGTCGCAGCCGGGGCAGGCGTGAGCAGGGCCTGGATCTGGGCGAGCTGCGCGGCGGAGAACTGCGGCGCGGTGGGGTTCTGGGATGCGGTGAAGGCGGCCAGCGCGACCGCGTCGCACTCGACAACTCCGGCCGCGTGGATGCGATCGCACTTGGTGCACTTCATTTCGGTGCCTTCCTTGGAAGCGGTGACTGCGTGAACCCTCGCGTCATCGAACGCGGGGCAGGGAGTGAGGGAGATCTCGGGCAGCGGAGCCGAGGTGGCGTGGTAGACGCCGTCCCGCTCCTGGTAGGTGCCGCCCTGGCCGATGCCGATGGACAGTCCGTCTTTCACCTGGTCGGCAGCCAGCAGCAGGGCCTCGTCGCCAGCAGGGGTAGCGCTCACCTTGAACGTGGCGAGCAGACCGGCGTCGGTGTCTTGGAACTCGATGGCCCGACCGAGCGGCTTGGCCCAGTCATGGCCATCGAGGAACTTGGTCCGCGACGGGTCGCCCAGCTGCAGCGAGCCCTTCGAGAACGACCACTTGCGCCCCTTGGACTCGGCCACCTGCCCGTAGGGGACAGCGAGGCCGGTGATGGTCCGGGCCTCGAGGTCGACCTTGAACTGAGCCGGCGCGGCCGGCGCGTCGAAGGTGATGACATCGGGGTCAGCGAACTGACTCGCGGCAGGTGCGGGCACAGGGGCCTCCGAAGCGGGTAGGGCGGGCTTGCCTTCGTCCTCGCGGATCTCGTCGCGGGTGATCGCGCCGACCCGCTCGCCCACCTCGTACGCCTGGTAACGCTCCAGGGTGGAGCTCCGCATGAACGCGTCGAGGTTGAACCGGACGACGTGGCCCTTCTGGGTGACGTCGCCCATGCTCAGGCGGTCCTCGATCGCGTGGAGGTAGTTGCCGAGGGTGAAGTCGGTCAGGTCTTTCCGGTCGTCCTGGTGGTTGGTGTAGTCCCGCGTGGTGACGGACACACCCAGGTCGGTCGGGTCGACACCGGCGTGGCGGGCGATCTCCAGGACCGCGGCCGCCCGGCCCTCGGTGAGCTGCAGCTGCTTGGAGTCCCATTGCAGCGGGACGTACTTCAGCGCGGCGGGGA